TCTCCATTCTTTAACATAGGACTAAGTCTCAGTTTAGATAAAATTTCTACCCCAAACATAACTGTTGCTGAACCAACAGTTGTAGAAAAACAACAACCTGCTGAAGTTACACCTATATCTAACGTTGAACAGATTTCTGTTGCATCTCCAACAGAAGCTGTTATAGGTACAAAAGCTAAAAGATCTGCTTCTAAAAAAACTCCAGCTACTCCAGTTACTGCAGATACTAAACTTGTAACTCCAGTTGAAACTATGTCAGATGAAGAAATTAAAATTTTTAAAAGTTTAAATAAGGATCTTAAAGAATTCTTAGATAATGGTCTTGATTTTGAAGACTTTTTAGAAAGTTATTCGATAAAGATAGCAAAAGGTCGTAACTTGCAGGTTACAAATAAGTGGATTGCAGAAAAAACTAAAAAGTATTGTAGTAACTCTTAAAAACTGGTTAATATGAGAATTTCTTGTCCAAATCTATCCGACGAACAATACTTAAAGCTTGAAAAATTATATGGAGCTACAAACGCAGTAGCTCTCTATATGCAATATGGTGCAGAAATACCTGCTCAGTTATATGAACTTGGGGGTGTACTTCCATCAAATATGGAAGACATAAAAAGTGCATTTAGAACAAATGTAAATTTTAATGAGGTTATAGATATACCTAAAAGTTTATTCTTAGCAGCTTTAGATGGAGATGTTGTCGAACCTGCAGTTTCAGAAGAAACTCAAGAGGTTACTGTTAAAGGGGGCGTAAATGAACTATTTGAATCTAATCCAGATTTAGCTGCTATTGGAACGGCTGAAGAATATTCTCAATACTTGGATACTATATTTCCTGATAGTCAAGTAAAAGATATTGTTTATCATAATTCTCCTAATAAATTTGATAAGTTTGATAATTTAAAAGTAGGAACTACTACATCAGGAGTAGGGAGTGAAGATAGATTTTTAGGTATATTTTTTACTTCCGATAAAAATGCCTATGAAGGATTCAATATTAAAGGATTTCAATATCCTTCATTATTAAATTTAAAAAATCCTATAAATGGAGGAATAAATTATAATAATTTACCTAATTTAAAAACTGAAGAAGATTTTAAAAATTATCAAAAACAATTAATAAAAGATAAATATGATGGTATTCAATATGGTAAAGCTTTTATGGACATGGAAGATGGAAAATTTACTATTCCAATTTTAGAAGCAGTCGTATTTAAACCAGAACAAATCCATATACTAGGAACCAACCAAGATATAGAAGGATTTAAAAAGTGGAAAGAGCAAGAAGTTTCACAACCATCTAAAAAAGAAATTAAAAAAGAAACATTAAATAAGCTGCAAAAGTCTTTAGGAAATTCTACTGAAAAGTCTGGATCAGTTTATGAAACAATAAAACAGTTAAGAGACTTTTTAGATACATATAGTAGAGGAGAAGATTTTAATATAGATCTTCCAATCGCAATAAATTTAGATGGAATATTTAATAGACCAGAACTAGATGATGATCAATTTGATGATCATTTAAATGATATATATGACGTTTTAAATAGGTTAGAATCCAATTGGTTGGATTACAGAGGAGAAGTCACAGGAAAGATCTATAAAGGATTTAGATCATATACAGTGCAGAGTTTGAGAGAGTTTGGATGGAGTATTGAAGATGCTTCAAATTTAGAAACAGTCCTTGCTGAGGAAGATTTAAACGAAGACGAGCCTCAAGGAGATGAGATTCCAGTATCTCAAAAAGATGATGTAGCTCTTGCAGAGAAGAATTATTCTATATCAAATTTTGAAATTGATCCAGCAACTACTGTCTCTCAAGAAGTAAAGAGACTTCTGCAAGGTATTAAAGCTACAACTCCTGGGAGATATGGTTTTATACCACATATACCTGTATCTCGTATATATGGGAAGGCTATGAAATTAGTCTCAAACTTAAATACATATGAGGAAATGATAAGTGTTCTTGAGGCTAAAGCTAAAAAGGACAATGAGATAGCAATTTTAGTCAATTTTATTAAGAATGCAACTAGCGCTCAAAAAGCACAATTCTTCAAAGTACTTAGAAATGATAAGACTGACTTTTTTGTGTATGAGCAGGGAGGTAAGATTGTAGAAATTGAAGAAGAGTATAGTGAAGAAACTCAACAGATAGAGAAACTTAAAGATACTAAAAAAGAATATCAAAAATCTAGTAGCATCATATCATTAACCTCGATAAACTCGGACACAATTTTAGTTAATAGATGGAAAAAGAATATGATGGGGGAATCAGCGTCAGTTGTAAATCCACATTTATATTCAATTAAAACAGATTCTCAAGGGGATGAAGTAATTTCAATTAGACCTACAACTACAGACGGGAAGGATAGATTATCTTCAATACGGAATAACTATAACGTAATTATTTCTGCAAAACTTAGAAATAATTTAGAAGAAAACATTGTAGCTATTGGGAATCTATTGTGGGATTTTGGGATTAATATGGGGAGTACAAGAGAAACTACTATTGACGCTGTTAGAGAATATGCTGATGGGAATATTAATACATTAAATAGACTCATTAATCCACTTAAAAAAGTGCTTGAAGGAGTTGTTGAAGTTGAAAGAAAAGGTGCTAATATAGTTGGGATAAAGAGTTTAAAATCAAAGATAACAACACCTGTATATTCTACTGCTGCTAAAAGTATTGGAGATATAGCTAGAGAATTATCTAAAGTATTTACAGAAGAGACAGCTACTTCTCAAATTAATGGAAAGGGTAATGCTTCATTTCCACATGGTAAACCTACGTTTATGACTATGACCTTGAATGATATAAATTCAGGTACTAGTTCTAAACAATCTAATACATATTTAGAATTATCACAAGATATCTCTTTAAATCCATCTGAAGATCATAGATTGCTGTTACTTAAACTTATTGAAGATGGAGTATATAAATTAAAAACTGACCAATTTAGTGCTTCTAGATATGAGGGAGATGATGTTAATGAGGCTAAAGATTATAGGGAACTAGGGGATAGAAATCTTTTAATTTTATTCTTAGATAATTATTTAAATACGGGGGGAGAGGATATGAGAATTCCAATTCCTACTCAGGAATCTAGAGAAAATCTTCCTTTTATGACTCTCCCAAGATTTTCTTCCAGTGCAACAGGGAAATCAGATCCTAGAATTAATAAAAGTGAAAGGGAGATTATACAATCTATTATTATTAGAGACCTAGTTAGAATAAATAGAGACTCTAAAATATCTAATGGAATTAGTGACTATCATGGTACAAATAGAGTAAACTCTATGACTCTCTCCGGAACATCTGATCTTAAATTAGAAGACGGAAATAACTTATCTAATGATATTTTAAATATGTTAGAGTACGGAAGAATTCAATACTCTAAAGAATGGGCTGCTCTAGATAGTCTTGTAGATAATTATTTAAATGTAACTCTTCAAGCAAAGATTGAGGAGTTTAAAGGAATTCTAAAATCTCTTAATATTACTAAATCTAATTTAAATGCTGAGAACTACGATAAATTATTTAAAGATAATTTTGATGAGTTTATTCGTAGATATGTATTTGATACAATAGTATCCAATATTGAGTTAACAAACTTATTTAGAGGGAGTCAAACTTATTTTGGGAGTATTAATAAACTTTACAAGAGATGGGGATTTTTAAACACTCCAGGCTCTAATCTTTTTTTACAAGGCAGTGACCCAAATAACCCAGAATATGGGATGTTGAGAAAGTTCAATCAGGTTGCATTTAATGATTTATCTGCAGGTACTGATGAAAATCAATTTAAAGTTCATGAAGCAATTGCTGATGCATACGAAAAAGTTTTATTAGACCAAGGACTGTCTCCAGAAAGAGCTAAAGCATTAGCAAGCTCATTTCGACCAGGAAAAGCTAAGGGTACAGATGCTCTTGCTCTTATTAGTCCAGAGATGTTTAGACATGTTATGCAGGGGGGAGGTGGCTCATTTGTATGGAATGAGGACCACGAAAAGATGTATAATAATTACAAAGAGACGGGAGAGTGGAAGTTTGATTTTACCCCAGGTTTTAAGTATGGTTATGACAGCACCGGAATTAAAAATATAGGAGGTCAGAATATATATGCATCTGAATTAGATAAAAACTCTTGGTTTGTACTTACACCAGAAGTAGCTAAAGGAAATCCAATTCTGGAAGACATGTTGTCTGCTATGAATGGGAAATATACTAATGGAGTTCCTATTCACATATTTAATGCAGTTAGTGCTAAGAAGGGTATATCAACAAATGTATTCAATATTGATACAACTAAAACTGGAGAATTTTTTGAAGGTGTTCAATATAATGAACAAGATGCTAATAGGCTTGTAGAACCTCAAATATTGTCTGGTAATACTAAAGAATCCATCAGATTTAATAGCCAGATTAGAAGACACGCTGTCTTTAATTTGGAGATGGATGGATTATATAATATGTCTGGAGAGACTATATCGGGGGAGGATCTTTTTGGGATATACCAGAAGAGTATATATGCTAGACTAAATACCTCATTAAAAGAAGTAGCGGCGGAAGTTGGGTATTCAGAGTATCTAACAGCTATGCAGAATAATGATCGAAAAGGTATGGGAGTTGCTAAAGCTAAAATGCTTAAAAAGATTGCAGAGCTTGCAATAGATTCTGCTAATAGAAATGGGAAACTAAATAATGATCTTGAAGAACAGCTTCGAATTAGACAAGTCATAGATGATTTTATAACAGACTTTGAAGTACCTGTAGGATTTCCCACAAATGAAAGAGACTTAATGTCTCAATTTATTAGCATATTTAGAGCTAAAGCTGCTAAAGTACTTGTTCCAGGTATTGAAGCTGTTCAGGTTGGAACGTTGGGAAAAATGAATATCAATGGTGAGTTGAGAGAACTTAAATTCTTTGATATTTCAAATAATGAGTGGTACGCTGAAGTTGCATTGTCTGAAGATATATTAGAGGCTTTGGGAATAGAGATTGGGGATTCACTTGATTTGTCTGACCCAAAAATTCAAGATAAACTTATGATGCTTGGATATCGTATTCCACACCAGTCTCTTGCATCTAGTATAGTATTAAAAGCTGTAGCAGCTCTTCCTAAATCATACAAGAAGCATATTGTAGTTCCTGCAAACTTTGTTCAGGCTACAGGTTCCGACTTTGACTGGGATAAGCTGTACATAATTAGACATGATATAGATAAGAGTGGGGAAATAGCATTGCCCAGTGTTCCTCTTATGCAATTAGCTCAACAAAGCCCTGAGTATTTTACAACTTTAGACCCTAAAATATTAAATAATTTAATACTTAGGGCTCAAATGGCAGTATCTCAATCTCCACAACATTTAGAAGAAATGTTAAGTGGGGTAGAGGCCGAAGAATATGCAGCTACAGCAGCTAGAATTGAAGATTTAAGGGGGAAAAGTGCTACAGACGAAGTATCTCTAGATGATCCCTCCATCAATATTAAGATGTACAGAAAGTTTATGAGAGCTGCTGGACTTGTGGGGCAATATGCAAATATGGATGCTGGGTTGGGGGTAGCAGTGCATGGAAATCTTGGGGATAATGTAAGAGGTCTTGCTCTTAACCCAAATGCAACTGTTACGTGGATTGAGGGAGATATGGTATTTGAGTTAAATCAGATTAAAAATAGATCTGATGTAACGGGGTTAAGAATTAATTCATTCTTTACCAGTCACTTATCTGCAGCTCTTGACGTTGGGGGACAGGAAAATCCACTTCAAGATAGAACAAATGATAGTTCTGAAACAGCAAAAGTATCTCTACATTTAGCATCTGTAGGAGTTCCACAATCTGGAGTTATTGCATTTAGAATGCAGCAACTTGTAGAAGATATGTTGAATCTTATAAATAATGGAGATGGGACTAAATCATATACTCCATACGCAGCATTTACAAAAGTACTTATAGATAATGGGGTAGGAAAAAAATCTGCAAGTAAGTTTATGGGCTCAGCACTTTCTGGAAAAGTTCAAATGACTCCTATGAGTATGGGGTCTATTGAACTAAGCATGCTAGAGGATAAAAATAGCCCACTGAATATAGAACTATTTAAGAACTTTATCATTTCCTACTATAGAGGAAAAGATCTTTATCAAGCTCTTAAAAAGATTACTCCAGATACTTTAGATGGGTTAAATGATCTTGGACAGATGCAGGCTACTGTAGAAAGTGCTGAAAATGAATTATCTGCAGATCCTAATAAAGTTATAATAGCTTACGAAGATTTAAATCAATTTTTAGAAGGAGATAGATTCTTAGTATCGAAAGCTTTCCATGAATACTTTAAAGTAGTTTTTAATGCTGCAGGAGTAGTATTCCCATCTGCATCAGAGTCATTTGTAAAATTTAAAGAGATTCTGAAAAATACTTTAGGATTAGAAAATCTTACTGGAGCACAGCATAGAAAGATTAATAGACTATTGCTTTATTGTATATTAACTAAACCTGGGAGTAGAGCAAATAATCTATTCTTAAGTTTTAGTCAAAAGACTAGTATTTCGTCTAAGTCACCTAGCGTATTAGTTAAGAAGCAGCAAGATAATATTTTTACTATGCTCAATACTATGATTAATAAGTATCCTCTTATGAGGAATGATGATTTATTAAGCAGTTTGGAGCTAGATGTAGCAGATAAAGATAAGAGGTTAATTAGAATGATTTTAAACTCTAAGGGTCGTATTACCTCAGATAGATTTAATGACTACAGAAGAACTATGGAAAGATTAGTATATGCTCCAGAAACATTTATTGGGCCTAATGCTACAGAGGAACAAAGAAAAGAAGTTGCAAATTTTGGACACTCTCTCATTCAGTATGCATTGATTTCATCTGCATTTTTACCTGGGGATAAAACTTTATATAAGTATATTCCCGGAAAGTATTTTCAAGATTTAGGGATATTTGATGAGTATAGAGCTGAGCTATCTCAAGTAATGTCTAATCCAGAATACTTTGAAAATTCTGAATTCGTTATGGAATTTATTAGAAACTTTGGATTATCTGCTGGTCTTGTTCAGAATAGAAAAGTATATTCAAAGTATGATTACATCTCCAAGCAACAAGTTAAAATAACTATTGCAGGGAAGAAGCATACTGTTTTTAGTATTAAAGATCCAGATGCTCCTTTATTTGTTAAGTCTTACAGAAGTATCGATAAAAAGCAAGAAGGATTAGCTGATAGAACCATGCTTTATATGAAAGTTGGGAGAACTGAAACAGAATCTCAATACATTGCTGTAGTATCCAAAAGCTCAAGAAACAAATTTTATGAGATGAATATAAATTATCCTTCTACATTTACTGGAGGAAGTGCTATCTCTGGAAGGGGTCAGGAAAATAATTTTGCTGTTTCCAATATTACTTATGAACTTGGGGCACAGGTTGAGTCTATGATTAAGAGTTCTTCAATTCCTCAATTTTATAACAACATTCCTGAAACTGTAAAGAATTACGGGCAAGATTGTAGAGGTTAAAGTATATTTACAAAATCTATAAATTAAAGAAAAAATGGCTTGTGTATATACAGTTAATGGGGTAGGAGATTTGTTAGCAACATCTGTATTTCAATTAGTAGAGGATATTAATCCAGAATCCAGAACTCCAGAAATGATAGAAGATATATTATTATCTGAGAAGGTTATTATAGATACTGCTGAAGGTAATAGAATTTTAAATCCCATAAATCAATCTGAAGCTCTCTCTAAAATAGATGATTTAAATACGATTGCAGTTAAAAACTTTAATACTGATATAAATAATCCTCTTATTCGTACAATACGAATTGGGAAAAACTATAAAATATTAGTTGATTACAATGTTCTTAAGAGACTTAAGAAAATAGATCAAGATGTATACGATTTTACTACTAAGATAACTGAGCCTCAAGATGGGGAAACCGGAGAGTATTATACTGCAGAACAGATATATGCAGATTCCATTGAAAGTAAGTCTGAAGAAATTGAAAGTATAAGAGAAGATGGGAAAGCTTTAACTGAATTACTTATACAGAAATTAGAGGGAGAGATTAGAAGATTACAAGAATCTGCAGTTAAAGCTGGAAAAAGAAGAAGTGATCAAGTATCTCTGAAGCAGAAAGAAATACAAGCCATTATTAATAAGATTAAGAAATCTCATCAAAATATTGAAGATCTCTATACAATAGTGCATTATCTACATGATATGTCTGTCAAAGCTGAATCTCAAATGAAGGCTATTGAAGATATATATGAGAAACAAAATGCTCTTGGAAGAGTAGATAACGCCGCAAGAGAAGCATTACTTCGCAAGGTTTCAGAACTTAAGCAAACTATAGATGCTTTCTATTCAAATAATACTTCTAGATCTGCTATTACACTGTTAGGAACTCAAGTAACTAGAATTCTTAGTGCGGGTATGACAAATCGTACTGCAGCTGCACAAGATCTACTAGAGTATATCAATAACGCAGAGGCGAGAATGAGAAATATTGATTCAAAATTTTTAGACAGTGTACTTCCAATACACGTAGATTATTTACTTGAGTATGCCCCAATTGATATCAACACGCAGTTGAATGCTAAGATTACTAGAATAAAAGAAAATAAAGTATTAGTAGATTTTAATAGATTTGATGTTAGATATTTAAAGGCAAGGGCTCAAGGATTTGAGGCAATGCTTGAACTTAATATAAAGCAACTTCAAGATAAGATGATTGGGAGAGAGGCTATTCTCTCTGAGTTAAAATCTACACATAGAGAGGCTGGGTTCTTCTCCACATGGTTAGATCCAATTGTATACAATAGAAAAACTTCTATTCAATTATTTGCAAACGCTGTTAAAGGCAAACTGTTTGAAGCATATCAATCTACGATTGATACTAAATATGAATTAGCTCCTGCTTATAGAAAGTTTGTAGATTACAAGGGGGTTGGGGAAGATAATGTTGAAAAGCTCTATGAAGATATAATTGAAGAAATTTCCATATCTACTAGAGGAAAAGATGGGGAAAGAAAGATTCAAAAGGTTATGGCATTTGTTCAAAGATATAATGTAACTAAGTTTAATGAGAATCTAACTAGTATATATAATACTCTTAAAGAGCAATTTAACTTCCCCAAAGATGCAGATCCAATTGATAAAGATAAATGGTTTAAATCTCCTGAGGGAATAGATTATCAAAATGCTATAGATAGATGGTGGAAAGAGAATACAGTCCCTACTGAAAATGCAGAAGAAGAACTTGCTATTCTAGTAAATGCTAGATTAGCAGTAGGAGATGAGATTGCAAATTTTCAAGGATCAGAATCTGACTTAGCTAGTTTGTATAGAAAAGCATACACACTTGAGGCAGAAATGAGAAGTGTGTATAGTAATAACACATTTAAGGGAAGACTTGCAGTTCCTAATAATTCTTACATCAATGAGAAATTTACTCAGATGCCTGCAGAAGCTAGAGAATATTATGATCTGTTATTAGAGACATATAAAAATGATCAGTTAGATAAGATTGGGGGTACATATCAATACAAGAACTCTTGGGATAATTTTTCATATTTACTTCCCTCAATTGGTATTTCCGCTGCAGAAAAATTATATAGCGGAAATGGGGTAATATCTTCTGCTAAAAGACTTGTAGCTGATGGGGCTACTTTCCAAGAAACAGATACTGAATTCGGGGAATTAGTTTCATTAAACGGAGAAAAATTAAAGCTCATTCCTCTTCATTTTGCTGGAACAATGAGTTCTAATCTAGTATCTAAAGATGTGACTAATAGTATCATTAAGTTTAATGATATGGCTAATAGATTTAAGAGTAAATCTGAAATCAATGGGGTAGTTAATATTATGAGATCAGCTCTTGAGAATAGGAAAAGAACAGTTATGCTTCCTACAGGAGATTTTGCTACAGAATACTATGCTGAAAAACATGGAATTAAAAAGCTTTATGAAAATATAAATACTCAAGCAGGATTATCCGGAGATTTAATACAATTAAATGAGTGGTTGGAAAGTATATTTTATGATAAACAATCTGCAGAACAATTTAAAGATGGATTATCTACAACTAAGATAACTTCTGCCTTGACTAGTTTTACAGCTATTGGAGCTTTAGGTCTTAATGTTCCTCAAGCTTTCAATCAGTATATAATGGATAATGTAGTAGCAACTCAAGAAGCAGTATCTGGGGGATATTTTACTGCTGCAAGTCTTGGGAAAGCAAAGCTATATATGGGTAATTCTATTGGGAATTTGATGGAATCTGCATCTGGGAAGATGACTAAGTCAAATAAAATTGGGGGATTCTTAGAATTAGTTAACGCTTTCCAAGAAGGTTCACAGTCATTTGAAAATTTAACAGGGAGTGCTGCTAAAAAAGCATCAAGTGTTAATAGTTTGACGTTTATGCAAAAAGCTGCAGATATAAGTATGATGGGGGAGAAGGTATTAGCTATGGCCTTTGAGTATGAGGGTAAACTCTTGGATGCTAATGGGAATGTTATAAAAAATAAAGCTGGGGAGGATGCCGACTTGTATGATATGATAATACAAGATTCTAAGGGCAAGTGGATCGTTGACCCACAGGTAGCTAATTTCAGCTTACCAAAATTTGTTGCAAAAGTGTCTGCTATGTCTAAGTCACTTAACCAATTAAGAGGAAGTGTTGATGTTGTAGCAGCTCAACGTAGAAGTATACCTAGGCTTATGCTTCTCTTTAGAAGTTATTTTGTCCCAGGTCTACGTAGAAGATTTGGGTACCTCGATGGGGCACATATTGATGTAGAAAGTGGGGAGCTTACAAATGGGTATTATAATACATTTTTTGGGGCATTGATGAACTTATATTATACAAAGAGTTTATCGAAAACATACACGAATCTTACTCCATCAGAAAGAAAGAATATGCATAGAGCCCTAATGGAGTTTACATTTGTAATACTCGCAGGGATAGTAGCTAGTACAGTTAGGGGAATGTTTGATGATGACGATGAGAAAAACCCATATTGGGCTGGATTTGTGATGTATCAAGCTCTAAGACTTAATACAGAATTATCTTCATTCCTTGACCCATTAGAGTTTATTAGGATGGCTCAAAGTCCTACAGCTACATTTACTCCTGTTAAAAATGCATTTGAATTACTTGGAACTACAACAAATACAATAGGATATGGTGTTGGATTTCCAGGTATAGACGAGAAAGATGTTTTTTATCAAAGACAATCTGGAATTTATGAAAAGGGAGATTTAAAGATTACAAAAGAACTTACAGATGTTCTCCCATTATTTTCAGGTGTTTCTAAATCTTTAGATCCTGAAAGAATAGCTAAATTCTATGAAGATAATTAATGAAATATAAAAAAGCTTAGTCCCCTTTTACAGGGACTAAGCCTTTCTTATAGGGGACTATGTCCCCTTTTTTCATCTCTTACTTTTAGTCAAAGCTACTTGCAGAAGCAGTAAATACCCTATCAAGTCTTTGACTGAATCTTCAGTGTCTTCAGTAATTCCACTATTAGATATTCTGCTTAGTTTATCATCAATTCTTACACACAATCCCTCCATAGCACTTACGTTAGAAAATAAACGTAAGGGATTCAGAGCAGAATTTCCGTATGCAGTATTCTTACTGTTCAGCATTTCAATAATCTCATCTGCTATTTCTTTAGCTCTCATTACTGTTGGGTCAGTATAGCTCTTTTGCCCTTTGTACGAGAAAGTCTCTGGGCCTGTGTTTTGCTGAAACCAAATACCGTCGCTCATGATTTTTATTTTTAGGAGGTTTTACTGAATCCAATTGATGGGCTCTAGGCCCTTAGCTTTCAACATTTCGTTTACTTGCTTAAAATGATTATTCCCAAAATATCCCCCACTTCCATAAGCTTCAGCTGCTGGATGTGCACATTTTAGGATATTACATGAAGGAATAAGGTAGCTAAAGCTTTGTGCATGTTTACCCCAAAGAATAAAGATAACATCATCGCATTTAGAATTGCAGATTGTAGATAAAACATCTGCTGTCCACCATGCCCACAGTCTTTGATGAGAACCTGGGTTATTCTTTGCTACTGTAAGGTATGTGTTGAGTAATAATACACCTTGACTAGCCCAAGAATACAGAGAATAATCAAACTTAGATATGTCTAAATCTGGGTATTCGTCATGCAATTCCTTGACTATTACTTTTAGACTTGGGGGAACTTTTGATACAGACGTGTCTACCCCGAAACAAACACCTATAGCCTCTCCACGATGATAAGGATCCTGACCGAGGATTACAACTTTGAGATCTTTAAATTGACAGAGCTCAAAAGCTTTGAATATCTTATCATCCGAAGGATATATGGTTGTTCTAGATTTCTCAACTCTGAGCTGACTACGAATATGATCAAAAGAAGAGTTGGAGAAATGAGGGGACAATATGTCCCCCCAATCTCCTAATTGATTCTTAAGTCTTTCGGTCATTTAGATTTATCGATAGATGATTTTATGCTTGGGGCATAAAATTCAAAATTCAGTTCTTCTACATTGCGGTCTATAATGCTGTGTAATTCAGTGTCTTCAGATAACGTAATATCTAGATTCTCCTCAATCTTATTTCTAAGTCTAGAGTCCCTGAATAGTATTTGCCCAGTGTGCCCATCAATATCAAACCCATGAAAATCTAAGATCTTTAGTTTCCATAGGTCATCAATCTCAGAATACCTCCCATTCACAAAGTGATTGTAAGAGGCTTTAGCTTCCTCTGGGACATTAAAGACAAATACTACATGATAAGGATCTGGATCATATCTATTAGAGAATGTTCTGAATGAGCATAATGCAGATTCAAACTTCGTAAATAGAATATTCCCTGAGAATCTATACAGCAATGCAATACATTCTGGGTTATCTGGGACTGCAATAAATGCATTCATAAACATTGAATCCCAAAGCATCAATCGTCTGTTACCCCCAAGGAAAGGAAATGCAAATATGCTAGAATTGTTTACCATACAAACAATAATATCATATGCTACAAGTCCTTGTTGAGTGATAACAGCTTTTATATAATTTACCTTATACGGTGTTTTCCCTGCTCTCACAGTATCCCCTATCTTGAGTTTGTATTCCTCATAATACAATGCCTGTATCTGAGAATCCTCTACATCCTGCATCAGCATAGATATAGTCCCAACGAGTCTAGCTTGTCTAGAATTGACAACTACGACGGATATGTGAAATGGCTGTGTCATTCGTCCCAGAGATTTACTTGTGAAGGTATATCATCTGAGACCAACTTCTCAAATCTTCGTTCTAAAATTTCTGGGGCTTTTGGGAGTAGGTTGATTCTGAAAAACCATGTTATATCAGAGTCATCCTTGAGCAATTTTACAAGTGAAAACGATTGATAGAACTTTCTAACACCTTCAGTTGACCCAAACTTGTCAATATACTGTTTGAGTGCGAAGACTTCAAAGTCTTTGGTGCGTCCTTTCAACCAATTATCAGCTGTTTTCTCTCCAACACCTGGAAGTCCAGGTATGTTGTCTGTACTGTCTCCCATAAGCACCTGTTTCCAAAGAAAACTAGTTGCTTCTTCTTCAGTAGTTTCGATAAATTGAGCTGTCCGATAATTATAATGAGTTCCAACACACTGATAGAGTACATCTTTATCTGGGGAACAAATAATGGGGGTGGCTATATTAAATGTAGTGAGAGCATTAGAATAATAACTTACTAAGTCATCTGCTTCTAATCCTTCTACTGCTGTAAAACCCCATTCCTTCTTAAGATACTCTACCAAAGACGGAAAGATGATCGGACGATCACCCTTTCGTTTACGCTTTGCCTTGTATAGAAAGTCTACGTTATATCTGAAACATCTTCCTTCTGTCAAGAATGCTACATACCGATTGGTATTGCATTTTGCTAGAATGTCAGAGAGTCTCTCGTCGAGGCCTTTACAAGCTTCTTCGAAAGACTCTCTTCCCATTTCATAATACAACAAGGAATCTCCATCTATAAGACAAACGTTGTCTAGTTTTCCTTGTTCTATCACTGTGCTTTTATTTACAGATTACACAGTGATTACACTCCAAGATCATTATCCTCGTCGTAATCATCATCGTCATACATATCATCCCAATCATCCTCTAACTCGGATTTTAGATCAGAAAGATTCTGTGTAAGAGCATTCCCAAGAGTATTGTTAAGTTCAATAACAACATCCTTGCGCATCATATCCCACTCTAAGTCTGTTTTAGCAGCATAGGTAGAAGAATGATAGATACTCCCATTGACTCCGGCAAGACTAGAATGTACAAAATACTGAAGGCAACGAATAGCTCCGTTATCATGATCAGGAATAGCCCCGATATGCATAGGATCTACAAACACATTGTGAATCTCTCCCTGATATCCATTGATATAGTAGAGACCCCCAACATGCAATCCAGGAACACAAGATCTTGTATCATCTGTGTTTACTTTATCCCAAGAATCGAGATAGTGAACACATCCAACCTTGATAAAGTGCCCAGGATCTGCAAATCCGTTATTCCCTTCGCATGCAAAAGCATCTCCTCTATTCCCCATAACAGCGGGCTCAAAGAGTCGATCTTCTACAAACTCAGGTAATCCTTCAGATTTAATTTTCCCTGTGTTTACATCGAAAGTTCTAGTGTATCTAGGAACTTTCTCCCCAGTTTCCTCATCATACTTATGCATGATTTCTCTGGAGACTTTGTACCCATTGAGCAATCCCTCTTTCGTGATCTTGATCTGATAGATAGTTGCTCTACGTTCAGCGATATCTTCACTAAGACCATGAGCTGACATTAGTTCTTCTTTCAACTCGGGGTGAACATATTTCATGTTCACAAAGTTGAAGAACCTATCTGAGAAATCCTTCCCAGTCCCATTCTTCATCTTAGCTGCAAGAACAGGATTCCGTAACCATCTCATCCATAATTTGATGAGAGGCATGAAATCCACATCTGCATCCATAGACTCGTAGATACGATCTACAAGGGCTTTGGGCATAGGAATTTTAGATAGCTGTCCTTCATAGTTTAAGAAGAACTGCCCAGTTACATTGTTTACACTGATGTAAGGGCACTTAGATTGCACAATTTTAGCATAATCCTTAGCTGGGTTTAAGATAGCCATAAGTCTATCTACATGTGCATCATACTCTTCTTTTGTGTTAGAAGTGTTAGCTAAGTCTGCAATGGTATTAATCTCATTGTAGAGACTTGAAGAATACTCAACCATGAATGGTTTTTCCCCAATAGAACCTACAATGCACCCATTGATTAGATTGATGTTAATCATCGTTAGAGATTTTTAAGATGTCTTTAATAATAGCAACTGCAGAGGGGAGACAGGCCGGAATCTGCATATCTAATTTACCCCTTACTTTTAGATATGCTTCCATTTCATTTATAAACTCAGTAGTATCAGTCTCTCTAGAATTTTCATAAATGTTATCTAACAATATTGACACTGTTTCTGTAAATTCTTTCACAAAGGTATTGATTTCCAGGATATCATCGTAGAAAACATCAATATCTTTTATATCCAAATGAAATAGTTCTCTTAGCTTTTCTGCAATTAAATCATCTCTATTAACATCATTTAAGACCTTCAATTTATACTTAGAAAATCTAACTATATTTTTCCATAGTTCACATTCGTGGTAGTTATCTATTAGTATATCATCAATATAGTCATTCATAGCAGATATTACAAAGGCAACATCTTTAAATTCTGGGTTTATATCTTTTATGTAATTAAACCAATGTTTTAGTCTTGGGACTTCTTGATTGGTTATAATCAATTTTAAGAAAGGATTTAGACTTAATGTCCCATCCCCATTATCTTCCCAGAATAGATGCGATATGTGCTTAATATTAGGATTTAAGTCTAGAAGTTCTTCTGTTTTTTCACTTACTTGAATCAACTGAACTCTAAAATCAGGGTTTGATAATCTCCTTTTAATTACTTTAGTATCTGGGAAATGCTGGAATCTAGTTGGGAGTTTATCCCAGTAATATGAGTTATCCTGATACCAATTCCATCTATTATGTTCGTATTTATAACTAAATACTTTGAATAGATAGAATGCTGCTACAAGCTCTTGATGATCTTCCTTTGTACAATAGTATGTTGGGGTTTGTGAAGATAGCAATAAACTTGTTTTAGGCTCAACTTTGTCAAGTACAATCTCAGTACGAGTTCTACGTGCATCTTCTCGCAGTGTGTGTATTACACTATTCCCTTCTAGTTTCCTACGTTCTGCAGGAGACATATCCCTAAATGACTTCGTTACATCCTCAAGATTTATTGGGGGTTTGAAGTCTTCAGGAATCTCTACATCATCATAGGACTTATAGTATTTAGACTTCTTAATAAAGTCAAGTACTATTTGTTCCTCAGCTCTAGCTTTAATAAATAATGCATTCCCTTTAACTTCATCACTAATCCCATTCAGCTTAGAAGTATTCTCTCTTAAGATATAGATAGCAGCATTGTCTATATTTTCACTCTGAGACAATAAGTAATAGTCTTTTACCTGGCTTCTACGATCGTCTAATACATAGAAATTATTTAGATCTATAAGACTCCACTGAAATACATCTGATAGTTGAAGACCAACTCCTCTAACATTGACTTTATATACGCTGTAATAAGGCAATGCACTTGATAAAGTCTTGTAAACTATAGAGTTATTAAGACTAAATCTTGGAGTTATCTTCTCTAAACTTAAGAATCTGGCAAGTTTCCCAACTAATAAAATAGACTTTGACTCATCATTGTTCCCAGTTATTGTGGGATTAACAATGATAGAGCACTTCTTTGTCCACTCTAAGAAATCAGTCTCAGACTGCAGCTCAGTATCAATAAGACCTGCAATCTCATCATGAGCTTTATCTATCAGTTCTTCAATATATCTCTTGGTCTTGTCATTCCAAATAACTTTCTCACGGCTTGGGGTAACTTCAACCCCATCTTGAATAACATGCTCTACTCTGTCAGAGTCAATATAAGATTGTCGTATGGGGCACTTTAAACCAACAGCCCCAAACAATTGCTCCATCTCTAACTCTCTAAACTCTATGTGTCCGTAGTTTATCCCAGTGTTTGCTTCTGGGGATTTTACAATGACAATATGAGGTTTAGAGTAATACCCTCCATCAGATACTATAATGTTTGAAGAAGTGTCTTCTTCTTTGTAGAAAAATCTTAGTCCGGGAATGTACATCAATTGATCTTCAACGGCTTCACTAAACTTATATCTATTGTGTCTCTTTACCCCAAAAGATATCTTAGTGTAGTTCTTCCCTGAATAGTTCTTGTAATAAGCAATATTATCATCGTTTAGACGTATCTCCCCATCTGATTCCCATTTAGAAATCATGAAGACAGTCTTGTAAGGGAAGCACTGAAACTTTACATACTTCCCATTGTATGCACTCTCTACGACGTAGAAATCTACCCCAGTAGACAATGCAACCTTGCTTCCTAAACCGAAAGCTCCAAAGTTCTCAGAGGTATTACGCTTTGTAGAATATCCAAGCTCGGACATTCCAATAAGGCGGTTACCCCCAACTCCAACACCGTAATCTTTGACTGAGAATTCATCGCAGAAACCTATCCCCTCGTTCTCAATATATGTTAGTTCAACATCATTGTTTTCTAAATCCAGGTAATTGAGATCATAATATGATTTGTCAAAGTTTGAATCCTTATACTGCTCATCATCTCTTTGAATATAGTAATCCTCTATAGATTTATTCCCTGTAAGAATATCCACTGCAATTTCTTTCTCCCTCTGTGCATCTAGTGCATTTGTAGCTAATTCTCTTACGGTAGAGGAGATGGGGGTAGAATACTGAGTAGCCTGCAGAATATCAAATACTAGACGTTCTGCGCCTTTGTTTATCTTTTTCTCTATTCCTATAGAGTTAGAAGTAACATTACTCCCAATTGTTTTTATGCTCATGGATTGTAGGTATTATAAACAAAAAACCCCAACTTACGTTGAGGCTTTTATTGCTTGGATAAGCTCTATAGTCTTTAGAACCTGATTTTGATTCCGTGGGACATATAGTTTGGGAGGGTTTCCGTTTCGCAAAAGTAGCTCTTTAAACATTTTCCATTTCATTGGGAAACGTTCATTTGCATACCCCTTACACTCAATTACCCACCTCCCTTGGGGATCTGTAAAATCTGGAGTGTAAGTTATATCTCTGACTTTATATGCTTGCTTGTCATTAAACCCAGTCTTTCCATTGTCTTCGAAAGATTCTTCTGGGTAATAAAAGCCTTCCATAAGAACATATTTGTGTTGTTCATACTCAAACTTTAGTCCTGACTCCTTAAGTTTAGAGTAGCAGAAAGCTTCAAGCAAACTCTTGAATTTAATTCCATCTACTTCTAATCGCTTTGCATTCCTTACTCTCCCACGGTTGGGACTAGGATTTCGTACAGTTCCGGATCTAAGTCTTTTATTTCTTGAAGCCACTCTTTCTCTAGTTTTTTAGCTGTTTCTCTATCCTTTACATCCAACGAGGTTTTCATCCCAACATTTGCCATCATTTGCACTGTCTTAAACAGAATTTCGTCTATCCGTTTTCGTATTTCTGGGTTGGATTTATATGAGCCTCGCATTGCTGTAAGAATAATTTAGCTGTTTGCAAACCTTTGTTCTTTATCAAATCAGAGATATCTTTTGATTCGAGTTGTGAAGGTATACAAATATTTATAAAACTAGGATATTTTTCTATTATTTTTTTGGCCATAGATTGCCCAGGATTGATCTCAGAAGTGTAATCGTTATCGTAGAGTATCAATAATCTTTGAAAACGTTCCTGTATCTCCCTGAGTATGTGTTCTGGTGGCATCTGCATCTCTGATTGAAAAGCAATGGATGCGCGACCAAGCACGTCCAGACACATGACATCCTTGAGGGAACTTGTGATATATAAAGTTTCCCCATTCTCAGGAACCTGGTTACCCCCTTGGACAACTTCATTCCCAACGTTGCTGAACCATTTGTACGTTTGGTCGTACGGTCTGTAGATTTTGAATCCTTCATTGAATTTGAATGCATAGGTTATTGTATCTGCTTTAAATCTGGTGTCGTTTATCCAATAATAGTCTATCGGAAAGACCGCAAATTTAGCTAATACTTTCTTTGAGATATGATACTTGGTCCAGAAAATTCTATCATCCTCATTCCAAGATCGGACTCTAATCTTTATTTCTGATTTTCTTCGTGAACTTTCTCTTCCCAAGCTATGAGAGAATCTATTACCCAAGAGAGTATCATTCCCACTGAAACTGTTAGAAAAATCACGATAAATGATATTGAGAGCCCCAATAAAATCGGTGTTATACTTGAAAGCAACATAACTAAAGCAATTAAAGGTGTGTTCCAAATTTCCGAAGTCCTTATATAGTAATTTCCCATTCCACTCAACGATGCTAACAGTGGGGGAATTATCACGTCTAAGTTCACTTCTGAATTTGACCCCTAATTTAGTGAAATTGCTACAATATCTCCTAAAAATATCATACTCAGTTAAATAGCTTAGTATATAGTCAGAATGTAATACTAAGTTGCTGTCTTTATAGTCTACTCCCATAGCAATATATTTTATATTTATGGGAATAAAGAAAGGGGGAGCGAGCTGGTTGCTCGCAACCCCCAATCTTTATCGTTGATTGGTTAATTAGAGAACCCAGTCATCTGAATCATCTACAGTTGCAACCTCTGAGGGAGCTACCAGCTTCTCAGTATAGGGAGCAAGACGTAAATCTTCAGGATAAGCAGAGTTAAACCCACCATAATCAGAATTAAGCTCCTTCGTAAACATGTCATTACGCTGGGGCTTAAGTCTCCCAAAATGCTTCGTATAAGTCTGTTGATACTTTCCATCTTTTACCCCGAGAAGGATTCTTACACGGTTATCTTGAAGAGCCTCAACAAGCTTCTTAAGCTCAGTGACATCACCCTTTACAATTTTATCAATCGTCTCAAGATAACAATCCCCATTCGAAGATACGTTACCCCAAGCTTTGATAAAGTTCAAAAGGACATCCTCTCCTGAGTAAGCTTTACGCTCTCCTTCAGCCTTAAACCAATCATATTTAGAAGATGGGGCTTCGTCAGACCAAGTAATTTGACCACGATTGTTAACCCACATGAACTTACTCCCGTCCTTGCTAGCACGAGGAGTGTCCTTCATTAGAATCTCAACTCTAGTTGTAATATCAGGAGAGGTATGTCTTACCCAAAAGCTCAACTTTGTGTACTTCTCCCCACTAAGTTCAATAGCATACTCAGGATCACGCTTTGTATTTACTCCGAGACTATTCAACTCATCAAGAGTAGGATTAATCGCCACTACTTGCATGGGGGCAATCCCGTAGTAGAGGTTAATACCTCCTACTACTTCCTCTTCACTTTTATTTGTGGCAATAGCCATTTTATTTATGTATTTTAAGGTTAATTAAATCAGTTAATTCAAGTAATTCAGCTATTTACAGAGTACGAATCCCAAGGGGTCGTATCTTGCTCATCATCATCTTCGTCATCTCCTGGGTCAGTAGCTTCAGAAACAGGAGCTTGTTCTTCAGTATCATCAACTAAGGTGAATTTTAGGATTTTTGAGCGCTTTACACGCTTTCCTGATAATTTTGGGTGCTGGAAGATCAATTTGGTCTCTTCTACAGAAAGATTGTACTTCTCTCTGATAGCTTTTCTATCCAATCCTGCATTTAAATCTGCAAGGATTTGAGATACTGTGATAACTTGTTTTTGTTTCTCAACAACTTGAGGAACGTTTTGGATTTGCACGTCAATCATAACTGTGTTTGTTAAAGGGTTAGTCGATGAAGATTTTATCCCAATCAAAGGGAATTGTTTGACCTTTAAGGTGGTCACACCTAGAACCTGCATTTTGATCGTCCTTAGAATCAAATGATACCATCATCTGATCTGACTCTCTGAATACATACCCAATTGCATCTGCATTTGCGCATGTAATGTTTCTGATTTTCCCAGTAAGATCTAAGTCCTTGCTTGATACCTCCTTTCCTTTCTTTTCAATCATCTTGTCTTTTAAATGACCTACTAAGATAACGTGAGGAGCTAGCTGAGATATCCTATCCAACCATTTCTTGTACGCTATTCTAAGATACAGATACCCAGCACCCTGAGGTAATGAGAGAACAGATAGGCCTTTGTTATCTGAATCGAAGTTCTTCCCCATTTGGGTATTTCGATACAGCTCTTTTGCCTCTTGTTCAGCCCATACTTCAAGCTGTGTGATTGTGTCGATAGCTACATACTTATAGGGTTTGTTCCCCTTGATAATGGCTTTCCCTATCTCACTTAATTCAGACAATGATGTGGCTTTGAGCTTTAGAGCACTAACCATATCACTCCCATCCTCAAGATCAATAATTAGACATCCATCTAGCTTTGACAAAATAGTGGTCTTCCCAATCTTTGGGGGACCATATATGACAATATTCTTTGGACTCTTTCTACTAGCTGGGATTACTTCTTTTGGAAGTTGCATTAGATTGTGTTTATTATGGTTTAGCTGGACGTTCCTCTATAGTGAATGTAGACAAATCAGTTTGAAAAGGTATTAAACCTAGTAGTCCATCACGATTCTTCTCGATGTGGCAAGCCAATAATCCTATAGGGTCTTCACCGCAATAACTGTCCGTTATATTATACAAATCATAGGGTCTTTGCATCATTAATACAACATGAGCATCCTGTCCAATAGAATCACCTCCAAATAAATCAGTCAGTAAAGGTTGGTACTGTTGCTTTGCACGAAACTCCTGTTCTATGTTTCTGTTGAGCTGCGATAGCAGAATCGTAATTGTCTGCATCCTAGCTTGCAACCACATACATCCCTTAGATAGGGTATTTAGTTTCTGCAGTTCAGTATCCTCTCTCCCTAGAACCAATCTACTATGATCAATCAAATTGATAACTGTCTTTGTTGGGTACTTCATAAATACTTTCTCATTCACTTTGCGAATCCTATCCATATCCTGAGGAACGTTACAAAAGAAGATAGGATAGGATCTGTACTTATCAACTGCGTTTACATAGGAATTGAATTTATTAAGGTCTAGTGTGGTATCAACTGACAGTAATTCAAACGTTTGCAGTTTTGTATCCTTAGAACCAGCACGAAGAATCTGCTGCTCACCCGGCATCTCAAAACTCCAATACAATACAATCAACTCATTTTTATTCAGATCTAAAGTATCGAAAATCAACTGATTGCTAAAAGCTGATTTCCCAACACCAGGACGACCTGCAACGACATACATCTTTCCTGGTTGTAGCCCACCCATGAGATTACGATTGAGTCTTTTCCATTTTGTGGGGAAGACCTTTCGTTTCCCATTCATAGAATCCTTTACATAGCTTATAGATTTATCTACTGATTTAGATATATGTACTAACCCAGTAAATGCATCAAAGCTTTCTTGTGATTCTGTGTCCTGATTGTGATTGTTCGTGTTCTCCTGCATCGATACTTATGTATTTCTCCCATGTGTGCTGATTTAACCACGTATCAAGATTCTGCATAAACTCCATCTGATTGCTCTTTCTGCGTATATCAAGCTCATTCTGCAAACCCTTAATAACTTCAGTATGCTTTGCGAAACTCTTCCCAACATACTTTTGATATCTACTTTTTGCTTTTTGATTTGATTGTACTTCAGGATCCTTTGCCCTCAGAACTCGAATACCTCCTCCTCTAGTAGACACCTTTAGAGGAAAATGGGACAGAAGTTCAAACCACATTTGATCAAACGAGGTTTCCTGCACATGCTGAAAACCATATCTAACCACATGGGATTTGATACCCTCTGCCCCAATTTTAATCAAGCCTTTGGTTTGCAGATCTTCTACAGAAACATTCAGATTTAAGCTTTCTAATTCTTCATACTCTTGTAGGAAAATCAGATACAAATATACATATTCAGTGGGAGTTACGCAAAGTTTCTTGAGAACTTCGGTAGATATGTCTATCTGCATTTTATAACCATATTACATTGCTCAGATTTCTAATTGCTGACTTTAACCATTTCTCTTCCTGAGAATCTTGCACATACAAAATGTATATCTTCCCAGTTTTATCCTTGTTTAGTCGCAGTAATCTCCCAACTCTCTGAATCATTGGGAGTGCTTTGCTATCCAAACCTGCAATAATCCCAACAGAAGCATCAGGGACATCAAATCCTTGATTTAGAGCTTTTGTAGAACATAGAATCTTGTTCTCTCCACTCTTAAATCTATCAAGGACTGATACTCTTTCTTTCTTACCCTTGTTAGAGTGATAACTCTCTCCCCCAAGCTCATGAGCCATAGTATCTGTAAACTCATTTGTACCTGAGAATACTAGAATCTTATCTTCCTCATGTTTAGATATTAGCTCAGAGGCTTTAATTACCTTATTTACAGCATGTTGTACTACATTCTTTCTAGCTTTAATAGAATTGTAGAACATAGCAGCAGCTGCTTTATCCCCAGCCATACTCCCACTCATAATCCTTTTAGCGTTATCAAACGCATTAAACTGCCCAAGTCTGTACTTAGCATGCACAAATACATTGTTTGCTTTTACATACTCTTTACGTTCATCCTCTGACAGTTGTACAGGAATACAAATTATTGTATACGGAGATACGAGCCCAAGAGATACACATTTATCTAGAGAGATAAAGTATCTCAGAGGAGCCATCTTAAATAGATAATCTTTGTACTCTTCTTCCTCAGGGATAGTAGCAGTCATACACAATAACTTAGTGTATGTGTTATTCTCAAAGAATTTACGATAAACAGGGCTTAATCCTAAATGAATCTCATCACATACAACAATATCAAAGTGCTCATCTTGTAATTTATGTGCAGACTGATAACACATGATTGTTGTTTGTGGGAGAACATTCTCATAACCCCACTTTTTGAATTCCTCTTCGAATTGTGCTTGAAGTTGAGTTGTAGGGACCAGTACAATAGCCCTCTCTCCTTCTTTTAACAATTTCCCTATAGCTAGAATCCCACATCTAGATTTCCCAAAGCCTGTTCCTGCAATAATGCTTCCTAAGTAACCTGCTTTTGCCCAGGCATTAAGAGCATTACGTTGTTCTTGATCCTTGATCTGTAATACATCCATTGAAGTTATGTTAGTCATTAATCATCATCTTTATAATCTTCCCAATCATCAAATTCCCTTTGTTTCTCTTCATGTTCTAAGATTTGTTTGTAAAATAAATCAAATACTGGTCTGGCAAGTAATCCGATTATATCCCATTGAGATATATTCCCTTTTTCATCGCATAAATAGACCTCATGGATGTTAATTTGATCCGGTTCTGACGGCTCTTTATAACTCCATGTTTTTCCTGGGATAAATTCATACTCCACTATGAAAGGAATATCCCAAATCTCTACGGCAAGTGTGGGCACGGTAAGTGTGTTTTAATTGTTCTTCGACAAGTTCAATAGCCTTCTCATACTTAACCTTGAATGGGGGATATACTTTTAGTAAGTCCTCCGCTTGGTTATAGCTATGAAGGATTGTAGCATGATGTCTCTTCCCGAGATGCTTTGATATCTCTGTGTACGTTACTTTGAGTCTATCTCTGATAATTTTGATGGCTGCATGTCTTGCAAGGGCGACTCTGCTTGACCTGTTTTTACTGTAGATAGCCTCATATTGTACACCAAAAGCTTCTCCTGTACATCTAACAATCCCTTCAATTGTATTAACATCAGGGGTGTAATATTTAATGGCATAGGGTCTAATGAGATTAGGTAGGCCTAAATAAATCCAAGGGCTAATATTCATTATCTATGTAATGATTAGCTCAATTTTAGATACACTAGCTTTGTCTTTCCCAGTTCTAGTGTTGTAATGTGCCGCAAATTCAATTGCTTCTTGCGGTCTAAATGTCCCTAGGACAGCTTCTTTATCTATTATAACTACCCACAGATGTTGATCTTTAGATAGAGATAGAAAGAATTTTGCAAGTTGTTTAAACATAGCTTTGGTTTTAGGTTTAACATCCCTTTCGGGTATATTTCGGATTCCAATTCCAATATTGTACCCTTTTGGGTATAGTTGAGATCACAAATTGTGATTTCATTTTTTACTCTCTTTTTCTTTTTCAAGAAACTCTTGCCCCATAACTACAACACTCAATAATATCTCAATTGTGTGTTTTCCATACGTTGTACTTCCATCAATGATAGCTGCACGTTGCCTAATCTTATCGATGAATTGTTCTAACTGTGTTTTCATTAGTCCTTCTTGTCCGGGTCAATCCTTATAGTACTCTTCTTCCCAGCCGCATTTATTCTCGTCACAGTAGCAATCTCCACGGTGAGCATCCCAATAATCCTCACCATCTTCAAACACCTTTCCGCAATGCTTGCACCTTTCGATTGTTTGTGTCCTGCGTTTCATTAGTCCTCTTTGTTGGGGTCATGAGCATTAACAAGGTCAAATTGATCACCAATCTCCCTCAATGCGCCTCCTAAAATCTTTGCAAGATTTCTAACTGCCTCAAGTTCAAG